CCACTAAGACCTTTTCTTTTTTCTCGACTTCTTTTCGACATTTTTTATTTTACCTTTATTCTTTGTAGCGTAAAAAACTTGCTCACCTTTTTTAGCTCCGTATTGAGCTTTCATGGATTTCATTATTTCTTTACCTTTTTTATTTAGTGGCATTAGTTTTTCTCTAATTTTCTTTCAGCAATATCTAATCTTTTATCAGATTGCTCATCTTGTTGAGCTAATCTATCATATTCTAAATTTAATTTGTTAGCTTGTCTTTGGTTTTCCATATCTTGTCTTAATCTAGCTTCATCTGCTTTTCTTTGTAGATCCATAGCTCTTAAATCTACTTCTTGTTGTTTTATTCTTACAAGTGGGTCTTGTTTAGCCATAGAAGCTTGCATTTCTCCTTTAACAAGCTCAGATGTAATCTCTGCAACAGCTGTAGCTACAGAATTATCAAATGCTATTTGAAATGATTGCGGGTCTTCTTGCTGTAACCTCATCATATTTGGGTCTTGCATCATTTGTTCAGACACTTCTTTCCTTGCTTTGAAAGAAATATGGTCTGAGACATGTGATTGTAGTAATGCATAGACTTGCGGATTGATTTGAACCATCCTAGATTCCATAAATGCTGTATGAGCAGCTATATGTGCGTCATGATCTTGAAATTCAAAAGCAACTAAAAGCTTCATTTGCAGTGCTCTTGCGTTTTCTTTAGCAGGATCCATCGGTTCAGGCTGTCTTTGAGGTGGTTTTAATAAAGTTTCTATTTGTTTAGTGCCTAAAGCCTCGTAAACTCTTCTGTAGGCTTCATGAATGTTGTGTAATTGTGGATTTGAAGTAGCAATTTGCAATTGTGTCTGTGCTAACGTCACTCTTTGTGCCATAGACATAATATTTGGGTCAGCAACGGGCAAAACATCTATTCTTTGATCAAAATCTGCTGCTTTTATTTGTCTTGGACCACCATAAACATCATAAGGATACTCAGGTGGTAGGTATTCTGAGCAAATTCTTGCTAAAATTTTGAATTCTAGTCTCATTGCATAGTAACATCGCTTATGAACACCACTCATCACTCTAGAACCACGTTCTAATAAAGCGATAGTTGTGCCCACAGCTCTGTTTTGCGTGTCATTACCTACTGCGGAATCGGTTATCGCAGCAAATTTTTGACCCGCTTGCACTACAAAACCTAAAAGATTGAATAAAGTTGTGCTTGGTTCTGAAAAAGGTAGATTAAAAAACTGATCTCGTATATTTCCACCTGGTGCATCTACATCTCTGAACTCACCAGGTTGTATTGGTTGGTCGTCATCTCTAACTCTTATACCTCTAGACTTAAATCCTGCAGGTAAATTTTTTAAAGTGCCTGCATCTATTAATTGTCTTAAGGCAACAGTAGCAGCTCTCGATAAACCACCTATAGTATGTATTAAACCAAATCCATAAAAACCTAATCCTGGTAAAAATTTATAATGTACAAAGTATTCTATTCTTGTGTAATTAGGATCATCAACTCTATAATTTCTGTAGATAGACAAAACTTCTCCTGAGCTTTCATCTATTGTAACAATGTATGGAATTTTAATTGCTTTTTTAGTTCTGTTGTCAAAATTTTCATAATCATCTAAATTTAAATCGACATGCATTTCTAAAATTGTGTGAATGTAATCTGTAAATCCTGGTTTTACTCCATCAAGTTGATCTATCTTCTGCTCTAAATCAGATTGCTCAGTTTTTGGTTGAGGTAATTCTATATCTCTGTAAAAACCTGCAGCCATTTTTTTGTTTACATCATTTTCACTCATCTTAATGACATGTGTAATTCTACCTGCATCTTTTAAATCTGATGCATAATAAGGCACAACTAAATCTTCCGCTGGAACGAATTTAGAAACTGGTCTTTGTAAAAATTCATCGAAGTAAATTTTCTTAAATGTAGATCCTGATAATGGTAAATAATATAACATCTGATCCATATCAGTTGTATAGTCTTCCATCTTCTCCATAAGAAGATAGTTCATATATTCTTTAACCCTATCAGCTTGTTGTTCGGTGTTCGGTGTACGTATACCTAGAACCTGTGTTCTTACTGGACCATCACTTGGTAATAATTCTTTATAGGCAGAGGCTTGGAACGTTGTAGCACTTTCACTTAACAACGGATGGGTGACACCTGAAGCTCCTTTGAAAGGTCTAGTTTGCTCATTATATTTTACACCAAGAAGATCTAAACCTTTTGTGTAACCTTCTTCCCATTCTTTTCTAGATTCTTTATCTTTTTTATACTCAGATATTAACTCCATGCCCAATCGTTTAAGAGTTCTCTCATCCATGTCTTCAGCTAAGTTGGCGTTAAAATCATCGTTAACTTGTTCTTCTACTTTCTCTTCTCCCTCTACGCTTACATCCACCTCTTCTACACCTTGAGAGACTTCATCTACAATTTCTTCTACTTTTTCAGTAATTTCTTTATTTTTCTCAATTGCCATGTTGTACCAAACCGCCTTCTTTTTTATATAATTTTTGAGTTTGTAGCATCAATGGAGATACTTTAACACCATACGCTTCACCATACAAGTTTAAATCATCTTTGCCTATAAATCTTAAACCTGGTTGTCCTGCCACATAAGCATCCTCATGATATTTTATTTTGTAAGATTTATCTCCTATTTCAACATCTTTAAACTTTATCTCTTTATAAGGTTTATTAGGATCTGACAAACTAAATTTAATTTTACCTGCTGTTGTATCAAACAACTGTGCTTGTTTTTTCATTTCAGCTGGAATGACTGCCAATGATTTCCCCGTAGGAGTTTTACCACCATTAGCAAAACCATAATTTTCTATAGTCCCTAAAGCTTTACCACTGCCACCGCCTCTACTCATGTAATTTGAAGGTATGACAGCTACGTAATCAAATTTTTCCTTTGCGGCCTTATTCAGTAAAAATTTAATAGCATAGTTATTGTAACTACTTCTATCTAATAATGGGTAAAAATTGACATCTTGTCCGAAATCTCCAGTAATTCTACCTGGCTGCCCAGAGCCTTTGTACATTAAAACTTTATCTATAGATTTAATACCTCTTGCTGCTTGATCGCTTTCTAACCTATTCATGTTACCTGATATTATTTTATCTCCAAGTTTTTTTCTTGCTTGTAATAAAAACGCAATCTCAGTATCCTTTTGATAAGGATTTATTCTCGCAGAAGCATCATAAGGCGGTGTTTTACTTGATCTTAACGCTTTTGCAATGGATTGTTGTGTGTCTGATTGTATTTCATGTATCATTAATACTTTATCGCCATTTGGTGTAAATCTTGTGTCATATCTTATGTGCATGATTGGGTTTGCTAAATCTTTATCTTTGTAGTGTCCAAAATATTTTGTTGGATTATTTCCTGGTATTTTTTCAGGTAAAGATATAACTGTCTCTCTATAATTTTGTCCACCTTTAAAAGTGTAACCTTCCTCAAACTCATATCTTGGCGGTTTTAAATTTTTTCTCACCCTTTCTAAATCATCAAATTCAAAATCCAATTGTTTAAATTCTTTTTTAAATTGTGGGTACTTAGCCATTAACGATTCTAGATTGGGTTTAACAGGTGTACCTCTATCCAATGCAACTGAGTAACGTTCTAAAATACGTGATAACTCAGGATCACTAACTTGATTATTTATTTTATCAAAAGTGTTTTTAAATTTTTGATATAATCTTTTTTTGACTGGTTCAGTTAGTGAATTTGAAAACTCAGTAGCTTGTAATCTGTTTACTGGATTTAATCTTACTAAGTCAGTTAAAACTTTTCCTGGGACCTTAACACCAGCTAATTTCGCTGCGTGTAAGACACCACCTGTAAGTTCACCTGTTGGAGAAAAAGCTGCAATATTTGAATCAAATAATTCTTCTAATGGCACCGTTGTTTGTTTCCCAGCAAGGTAACCACTAGTATTATCATAATTAAATTTTACAGGGTTTAAAACTTTTTCTCTATAATTTTGTCCAAATATTTTTAAATTTCTTTCACGAACATCAGTTAAAAATTTCATCCACTCATCAGCAGTAAATGTGCCTGGACCTTTTTGTGCGATACGATCATACAATGCACTTCCAAACATTAAATTTTGACTTGGTGGTGAACCCATTTGTAGCGCACCTGTTCTTGGAGGAGTAGGATATTCCTGAATTGCTAAATCTTTTCTAACAGTCTGTAAAGCTGTGCCTTTAGTCTCTTGTGGTAAAACTTGTTGGGGTTGATTTTGCACACGTTGAACTGCGCTAGGATCTACGACATCCTTTTTTTGTTTTTTTAATAGTGCTGATATTCCCCGTTTAAAAAGTTCCTTAAGGGCCATTGAACCCCCTAGTACATTTTCGTAGGTTTATTTCTACCTAGTTTGCACTTAACTTTTACAGATTTGCCTGATTTCATTCCCACTGGGTTTGGTCTCATCATCATGCCACCACCCATTTTACCTAGAGCTTTAGCTCTTACTGTGAACATTTCAAGAGCTTCATTTAATCTTTTATCTCTTAGTTGATTAACTCTTCGTCTCTGTGCTTGTTGTCTTAACAATTCCATGTCTCTAGAGGTAAGTCTATCTTTTTCTTTAAATTTTATTTTATCAATAGACTCTCTTGCTTTTCTAATTGTAGCATCTCTATCTACTTTTTTTTGTAGTTCTGATTCATTTTTAGGTCTTGCAGGGTTTCTAATCATTTCCCCTTTATTATAACCCATAGGTTTTTTCATCATTCCTCCACCCATTTTACCTTGAGCCTTAAGTCTTCGTGTAGCTTCAGTCAATCCGCCACCCATTTTTTTCTGTGGCTGGTTTTTATTCTTTTCCATTTTTCTTTTTAAAAATTCTTTTGCTCCCAATCCTACTGCCGCAACACCTAAAGCGATCTTACCTATTCTAGAAGCTTTGGCTGCCCTTGCAGCTGCTTTTCCACCAGCTCTAGCTATTTGTTTTGCTTTAAATTTAGCTCTAAATTGTTCTCCCTCAGCTTTCTTTAATCCTTTTAAGTATTTTTTATAACCTTTAGCTTCGCCCATGCCACCTTTATCTAAACCTAAAATTCTTTTCATAGCATCAAGTTTAGCCGTGCCAGCTCCTATAGCACCCATTCCAACAGGTGCCATTTTTTTCTTATCCATTCTTTTCTTAGCACTTATACCTGCAGCTAAAACACCTAATGCTGCTTTTGTAACTTTACCTTTGCCTTTGGCTTTCTCAGCTCTAAGGATTTTAAAATCTTGTGCATCTATTTTATTATTTTTGTTCTTATCTAATTTAGCTTGGCCACCAGTTAATAATAGTTGTGCTTCTGATGGTTTCATATTTTTTTGTAAATCTTCTGGCGTTGGTCTTTTAGGAGGTCTTCTTCTAAGACGGTTTGATGAAGCTTGTGATTCAGATTTCATTGGGTCTTTTTTCTTTCCTTTTAATTTTGAGCTAATAGTTAGAGCTATTCCTGCAGGAGTTAATGCACTAACACCTTTACTCACTGCTGATACAGCGTCTTTAACTTTCATATTTCCAATTTCTTCAATTTTCTTTGCAATTTTTCCTGAGCCTCTTTTACCACCCCTTGGAGCACCGCCTCTTAGCATTCCTTGTGCCTCCACAGGATCTCCAAGTTTATTTTTTAATCTTCTTCTTCTTTCCATTTCAAATTTTCTTTCCATTTCAAGTGGGTTTTGAAACTTTCTAGAATCTCTTTGAGTAGGGCCGTTTGCAGTTTTAATTCTTCTTCTTCTAGCCATTATTTTACTCCTTTAAAATCTCCGCCTCTGATAGCTGCGCCCATACCTCTACACATACCACCAGTTGTCATTTTCAAAGGCTGCATTTCTTTAGGTCCAGGTTTTGGTTTGTATCTTGGATCAGGCATCGGTTCATCTTTTGGCATAATTATTTTACCAGTTTTTGGATCTCTTTTTAATCTAAGAAGCAGATCTCCAACTTTTGCACCAGTTTTTTTCTTTTTATCCATAGTACCTATAATCCTTTTCTATTTTAAAATTAGGTTCGTCTATTGCATCAGAATAAGTTGTAACAAATCCACCTTCTCTGAATCTTATCACTGCTTGGGTCATTGAGTCAACATAGTCATCGTATTGTCCATGAGGAAAAGCAGCAACTTCTTCAATTACATCTTGAGCAAATTTCTCATCTGTAGGTGCAAATACCATGCCTGATTCGAATACTGGTGCTACTGAGTTTAATCTAGTATGTTTATCCCTACCTTTTGCTGGCACATAATCAATTACTGGTATACCAGCCCGTCTTAGCTCGTGTATCAAAGGCTGACCTGATGCTTTAGCCTCTATAATCGTTGTTTCAGGTTGCCAATAATTATATTGCTCTAATGCTAAATTTTTAAGATCTGGAAAATCAAATCTTCCTTTTATAGCATCTAATAAAATAATACAGTTTTCATAACCCTCTGCAGGTTGAAAAATTCCCCATGTTGTTATAGCTGAATAATCCGCAGTTTCTTTTTTAGAATATGCAGTATCATAACTTTGTATAACATGTTTAAGCACAGGTATCCGTTCTTCGTTCCACGGTTGCCACCAATCTCTTTTGATGATTGCACCTTCCTCTGACGTTGGGTCCTGCATGTATTGTGCATTCCAGTTTTTCGTTGTCACTGATGCTTTGACTTTTTCTAATTCTTCGAGTGGCCAATATTCAGGCCAAACAGGATTACCTGAGGGAAGTATGGCTGGAAAATTAATAACGCGCCACGAATCTGATTTAGGTTCAGATTGTGATTTAATGAGTCTTCCTGTTAAATCATCAGTTGCCCATCTAGTCATAACAACGACTATCGAACCACCAGGTTGTAAACGTTGTCTTGGTCCTGATGAATACCATTCATATGCTCTTTCCATAGCAGAGTCAGACATTGAGTCTTGTTCAGTATGTGGGTCATCGATAATAAGAAGATCCGCCCCTCGTCCTGTGATTGAACCGCCTACCCCCGCTGCAAAATATTCTCCACCATGATTGGTCTCCCAACGTCCTTTAGCCTTACTATCTTCTCTAAGACTAACATCTCCAAAGATACTTTTATAGTCTTGGGTCTCCATTAAGTTTCTAACTTTGCTACCGAATCGTGAAGCAAGTTCAGCGTTGTGTGATACTTGCATAAGTTTCATTTTAGGATTTTTACCGATCATCCAAGCTGGAAACAAATATGATGCAAACTCTGATTTAGTATGCCTTGGTGGCATATTCACTATAAGACGCTTAGATTTTTTTTCTGAAATATCTTGAAACTCATTTGCTATAATTTGATGGTGCCCCCATTTTTCAGGGTCCTCTGTATTTCTACATATGAAATCAGGCCACATAGCTTTCACAAACAACAAAAAGTTATCCTGACATAATTTTATATACTCAATCTGCTTCTTTAGAATTAAGGTTCTTAATTCATCGTCTGTTAATTTATCTAATGTGCTCATTCAAAAATTGTGTTTTCTTGGGTCCCTTTATACCATACCGTTTCAGCATACACTACTTTTATTCGACTTGCTATAAACTACATATATATACAAGTACCTTGTATATGAACGCGGACCCTGTAGAAAAAATAAATAAATGCAGGTTGGGGTTTTTGATGGGTCCTTTATGAGATAACCCGTAGCGTGTTAACGCTACGAGTTTTGGTTGTAGTTAGCTACTTAACTTTTGTATTAAGTAACTAAATTTATTTACAATCCTAGTTTTAAAGTTATCAATTAGCGGGTTGCCAGTATTTTCTATTATTAGCTTTTCTACTTCGCCCTCTAACAATTTGTACATAACTTCATAGTTTAACTTGCTGATAGCGTCAGGTTCTAACTTAACATTCTCAGTAAGTTTAGTATTAGCCGATTGCTCGGCTAATACTTTTGATATGTTCATTGGAACATTAGGCATTATCATCACCTATTGCTTTGAACTCATTATATTCAATCTCAGTACAAAATTGATTGAATAAATCATTATGTTTTATTTTGAAGTTGGCAGTCTCAAACTTTTTTCTTTTACGTCTGATTTTCTGCACTCCATAACTACAACCATTATCATCTTGAACAATCACTAGGTTTTGTTTTGTTCTCTCAAAAACATCAACCAAGTTTTGTTTCATTTTATCTAACTCTTTAGATAAACGATTCATTTGTAGCTTGTTAACAGCGTAAGCCATGATGATTTTTTTCTCATCTGCTTTTAGCCGTCTTATAGCACCACTCATTGTTTCTCCTTTTGTTAGTGTTAACTATTCTTATGTCTTATCAAATCCCATATTAATATCAATAGCTCTGTGTTCGTTTTGGGTCTGTTCATAATGGGTTTTTTTTGGACAAAGCTAGAACAAATTAAAAACAAAATTTAAACTTACAATATCAAACAATAGCAAGATGTAGATAACCCATAGTGGCGAGAGATATAAAAATAATCCAAACATCACCACGAGGAACCATAGACGACAACCTTGCCCTCTTTGATTGCTTTTTTACAATAGTCTAAGAACTCTAAATCTTGTGCTTTGTATTCTTTGACAGCTTGCTCTTGCCATTGTTGTCCCCAAAAAAATCCATCGCTGGCGAACGAATTATGATAACCCTCTTTGATTTCTTTCTCTAAGTCTTTAACGACATCGGTAGTAATATATACTTCGTCATCTCCATTCATTCCGAGATGTGAACAATCAAAGGGATTAAAATCTTTTTTCTCTATCAGTTCCCTTGTTCTTTTTTCCACTTGATGTTTGTTCTGTTCTTCAAACTTTTTATTCATAAATGTCTGAAGTCTTGCGTGTTTTCTCCAAACGAAAACACCCTTTTGCTCGTCTTTGTCATCTTCATAATATTTTTGCCAATTTACTTTTCTATTACGAAGATGAGCGTATTGGTCTAGTCCCATTGTTTCTCCTTTTGTTATCCTTTCCTATGTCTTATCATATCCCACCGACAAGTCAATTAAAAAATTTGGAAACTTTGGAACCCTCGAGGTGAACCAGAAGCAACCCCTGTGTACATTACTTTAGAAAGGTTCTAAACAAGACGCCCTCTGACGAGAACGAGCGAGAGCCTCACCATGCTGCCACAACTGTGAGCAGCAGCAGTCCCAGCACTGGCATTGTTACCCGAGGCCAGAGCAGGGCGAGGATTAGTACGAGAGAGGTCACGCGATCCTCCAGCCGTCAGTAACGAAGACATCACCACGAATATCCTGGATGGCGTCCAGCTGTACACCGAGTCCTTGAGCAATAAGCTTCCGCGCTTTTTCATTTGTTTTAAACGAGTTGTTGAACAGACCTTCCTCATTCACTATCATTTCTTTCAGATCTTTGCCTCCTGGCAGCTCCTGTGATGCTGCAGGCATCGATGCGTTTACTATCTCTATCGGCCCTTTCACGAGCTTCTGCATTGCATCGAGATCTTCTATTTTTCCTTCTATCACGGTCACCGTACCGTCATCTTTGATTATATGTGTTTTCATTTGTTATCCTTTCGTTGTTAACGGCCCCAGGACCTGCAACCCTTGCAGCGGGAAAATCCCAGGGCCTAATGCGTAGACTAGAGTCGCATCTAAAAGATGGAGTGCTGTGTACGCCTGATTCTTATATAAGACCAGATGGGAGATAAGTCAAGAAGAAAATTCTTCATCTACGCAGTCAGAGCTGCTCCTGACCCCAGATCCTACTAATGTAGTTCATCATGTAGTTTCCTCTTGTAACGAGAACGAGATCCTCCTGAGCTGCAGGGGGCTCAACGGAAAACAATGATAGAAAAAGTTGGCCCCCGAGAACGAGAATACACGAGAATCAAACACCAGCCAAGTCCTGCCTGGTCAGGCTTCCCAGATGCCTCTCTATTTCTTCCCCGATTCGTTGTTCTTTATCACGAGAACGAGAACGAGCTTCAGGGACCAGCTGCAGGAGATCCCAGACGGCATCCTGAACCGCTGGCCATTTAACGGGAAACGAGAACGAGAACGAGGGCTTCAGTAAACGAGCATCAGTAATCGCGGACAACGGTCTATAGAGTTTCAATTCTCTCTCCGAGAGGGTCTCATCGCAGATGATAACTATACCACCATGTTTAATTCGTTTATTAATCCATGCAATTTGCCATTTAGATAGCTTGGGATATCCTACCTTGTCCGATTTCAATTCCATCCAAAATTCTTTACTATTCCAACAACCATTGATGTCAGGAATACCATTGATAGTATTAGATTCTACGCGAATTAAATGAGGTTTTGTAATATTTTTTCTTATTCTCTGCCAAAGTTTTGATTCACGCTTTTTCATAAACTATTCAGATCGGTTAAGCACTCTTTCTAGTTTTGTTACACTC